TAAGGAAGAAGAACAGAAGATTCCTTTTGATGCTTTGTGGAAAGATGATAAGAATTTTAAAACCATCCAAGACTATGCTGCTGCTAGGTTTGGTAAAGAAGGTGTTCTTCTAGCAGGTGAAACAAAGCAAGACTTTGTCAATCGCTTTGCTACGCATATGCGTATGTTAGACACTGGTAATGAATGGAATAGTGTAGGAGAACTGCAATATTTAAACAATGCTAAGCAAGAAGACATCTTAAAAGCTGGTGCAGCTTATGACTTATTTAAGAACACTGCTGGTGTATTTGATGAAAAGAATAGGGGACAAAAAGGTTTCCGTCCTGTAATGGATGTTATCTCTAGCTTTGTTAGTAGCCCAACCACAGCCTTAACACTGGGTGTTGGTAAGCTTGTTGCTTCTCCACTAACAAAAGTAATAACAGAACAGGGAACTAAAGCAGCACTTACTTCTGCTAGGGGAGCTGCTCTAGCTACTGCTACTCCTGCTGCTGGTTTTGTTGGTACTGCTACTCAAAATGTAATGGGACAAAAGATAGATCTTAATGTTGTTCAGGCTGAACTAAATAAAACTAAAGCTATTGATCCATCTACACTTACTGATGAAGGAAAAGTTCAGCAACAAGAATATATTAAAACACTGGAGCAAAGACTTAAAGAAGGTGTTAGAGGAGGAGAAGTAGTATTAGCTGGTACTTTGGGGGCAGCAGGAGAAGTATTAGGTGTTCTTCCTCTTATTAAAGGTACAGGAACTAAATCACTACGCCTAGATGATGTACTTGCTTCTAAAAAACCAGCAATAGGCGAGATTAAGACAGCGCCACCTAAAGTAGAAATAACACCTAAGACTGCTACAGAGAAATCATTAGAAGATGCTTATGATATTTACGAAGGACGTAAGCTTCTTGATGCTCAAGGTAAACCAACATCTGTAGCACAGATGGAAGTTAGAACAGATCTTAATAAAAGAGTTACACTCATTGCTCAAGACATTTGGGATCAAATGCCTGAGCTTGCTCCTAAGGCTACAGAAAAAGTGTCTGATGCCATTAAGCGTACACTAGAATCTGTAGATACATTTGATGACATTGTATTTGAAAGAGCATTAGCCTCTGCTGATGTAACACCAGATGAGTTTGCTAAGATGTTTAGAACTTCAGCAGGTGATGCTGCTCGTTCTTTACAAAGCTTGTCTGTAGTTGCTCGACTTCAAAATAAACTAAAGAACATTGATCCTGCTGCTGCGTCTGAATTGAATAAGATGTATGGTGATAGAAGTGCTATCACTTCAGCTTTCACTGGTATCAAAGACTTTGGTATGCGTCTTGATAGAGAGTTGAAAGCCTTGATGGTGTCTCAACTATCTACTACTATTCGTAATGCATTCTCTGGCATCTCTGTCATCACTTTTGGTACAGCAGCAGAAGCCATTGAATCTTCTCTATATCGTATTGGTAAGACAGCGGGTGAGCTAGCTACTGGTAAGCCAGTTACAGGCAGTTTTACTGGTGGTTTGAAGGGTGTCTATGATGATGCTGTTCGCTCTGCTTTCTACTTAGGACAAAGAGATTTATCTGCAGATGTAACAGAAAAATTATTAGGAGGTACTCCTGCTTTATATAGAAAGATGATTAAGACAACGGGTGAAGCTGGCCCTAATGATTTGTCTAAAGCAGCACAGATTGCTAACACATTTAACGTAGCACAGGACGCTTTCTTCCGTAAGGCTATGTTCACTTCCTCAGTGGAGAAACAGCTAAGCCGTGTGGGTATTGACATGTATGATGTAATCAATCAGGGTAAGCAAGTGCCGTTTGATGTGTTACAGAATGCTGTTAATGAAGCTCTTAGCGGCACATTCAGTAAGATGCCCACCAAAGGACCAATGTTCCACGCTGTAAAATTTGTAGAAGAACTTGGCCCTGTTGGATCTACAGTGATTCCTTTTCCTCGCTTCATGGCTAATGCTATGGAGTGGACTTATAAGCACATGCCTACTGGTGTATTATCTGGTAGCACAGACATTGCTGCTGGCTTAACTAAAATAGCTAAAGGCGATGATTTAGGAACTAAACAACTTACTTTAGGTTTAGAGAACTTCTCTAAAGGTGCTGTAGGCACTGCTGCTTTGTATGCTGCTTATAAAGATAGAAAAGAAAATCAAGATACAGCATGGTATGAAAAGAAAAGTCCTGATGGTTCTCTTGTAGATATAAGAGCACTATTTCCTTGGGCGCCTTTTGCTGCCGCTGGTGATTACTTAGTTAAGTTTGAAAATGGTAGAACAGATGAGTTTAAAGCTAAGGAATTTTTAGAAGCTATGACTGGTCTTAAAGCACCAGCAGGTACATACTCATGGCTTGGTGATAAGTTTGCTGAAGCACAGGCCAATGCTGCCACTGGTGAAGACACAGCCTCAAACAAAGTTAGTACATTCTTTGGTGAGTGGGTTGGTGAATACTTAGGTAGAGCACTTGTTCCTTTCCAACAGCTTAGTGATATTGTTGGTGCTATTGATCGTAACGAAACATTACCTAGAGATGCTTATCAAATTCCAGCAGGTGAAGAAGGTTTCTTATCTTCAGCTAAACAACAGTTGATGAAGCGTACTCCTATCTTGAAACAAGAGCTTCCAGTTTATCAACCACCACTAAGAGAGACAGCAACTTTCAATGACAATGGACCATTGAAGATGTTATCTGGTATTGCTATTAAGGGTGTACCTTCTGTTCTTGAAGAAGAAGTTGTTAGACTAAAAGTACCTAACAATAAAATCTTTACTAGCACTGGCGATAAGATTGTAGATGCTGATGCTCGTAAGATTATGGCTCCTCTAGTTGTAGAGCAGTTTGATAATCTTAAGAAGACAAGCTTCTATGCAGAAGGCAGCCAAGACCTACAGAAGGTAGCTCTACAGAATTTGATTGGATGGGCGCAGAATACAGCTAAAGAAATTGCAACTAACAAGTCTGAAGCAGCGGCTTATGCTGTTGGTAAGCAGCCTCGCTTGTACGAAGTACAATATTCTAAATTAGCTCCTGAGCTTAAGCGTGTTGTCACTGAGACATACAAACAACAACAAGGTAAAGACTTAGCCACCACTAAAGACTATGCAACTGCACTGGCCTATGCTGAAGCTATGAGGGCTTTACCGGGCTATGCCTATGGTGGTGTAGTTAAGATGGCACTTGGTGGTTTTGGAGTTAAGAAGATAGTTGGAGAAGCAATAGAGGCTGGCCTTAAAAAGGGAGTCTCATCTGCTAGTGAACTTGTAGCTAAGTATTCCATAGCTCCTGCTATTGAACAAACTGCTAAGGCACTTACTAAACCAGAGGTTGCTGCAGTTAAAGAAAGCGCAGCTACAGCATTGTCTAAGACCCCATATGTTAAGAACAAGTATAGTCCTGCTGTGTCTGAGCCTAAGCCTGTTGATGTTGAGATGGAGAAGCTAGTAACAGAAGCTGAATCTACATTCACACCACCACCTAAGGTGGAAGCAGAAGTGGTTCCAGAAATTAAGACAGAGCTTCCTATGGAGGCTGCTGCTCCTATGTCTCCTTATATGAAAGGCATAGCTGAGTCTGATTTAAATAAAGCTAAATATGGCTTCAGCAGAGATTCAGACATCATTTCAGATTTTGAAGTTAGACAGAATACATTAACTGCCATTAAGCAAATGAGGACAGATTCTTTTGATAAGCTGATTGAGATGCCTAATGTGGCAGGGAAGATTGAGGATGATGTTATTGCTGTAGCTCAGGGTGAATACAGAGCAGCTAAAGGTAAAGAAGTGGATGTTAATGATCCAAAAGCCGTAGAAGATTTTGTTTCTTTCTCTATGCCTTTACAAGAGAAACTGAACAATCTCAGGGAGAAATATAAAGACAGGCCCCCTAAGGTGCTCTATCATGGTACACCATATAACGCAGAAGAGAGAGTAGCTAAGGGTTTCTTTGACCCCCAGACTCTCCCTGCTGAGCAAGCTAGACAGCAAGAGTTAAATGTGGGAGCAACTTCTTTTACTTCTGATGCTCGTTTCAACTATGCCAATTCAAGCTTCGGTGGAACAAATCCTGAGAACATTGTTCAAACATCTATTCCATATGCTGATTATGAATTTAGACGAATCAACATGTCTAGAGATCAATATAAGAAGAAAGTAGGAATAGAGGATATGGGTGATATGAACATCATTGCAAGATCTATCACTGGTTCTCCTACAGTGGCTCGTCCATTAGGACTTCCACGATCTATTGGTATGCGTGAGTCTGAGGATGCTTTCACAGAAAGTGAAAAGCTTGCTATCTCTAGAAACATATATGAGACAGAGAAGAAAACTCCTTTATATACACAACAAGAAAATATCTTTAATAACTCTTTGGATAGACTTCAAGAGCTTAAGAGAAGTTTCTTATCTCCAGAATCTTTGAAGCCTATTAAAGAGGGTGGTTTAGGTAGTGAAGAAGTACAAGCCTTAAAAGCCTATCGTCTTATTCGTGGCCTAATTAGAAATGAGTTTAGAGAAACTGGTGGTAAAGCTGCAAGTGAAGCAGGATTGAAAGCTATTATAACTAGTAATCAATCAACAGCTTCCAGACTTAACAGAATTGCTAGGTCCAATCTTGTAAGAAGTTTTGATTTAACTAATTTTATACCTGAGGTTGTTTCCACTTTGGAAAAAGTAGGAAGCAAAGACAAAGCTGAGGCACTAAAAGTTTTACAGCAACAGTTTAAGTTACTACAAAAGAACGATATTGGTTCTGCTACTACTAATACTGAAATGTCTACTGCTGTTAAAGAAGAAACTAAAGCAGTAGATGCTATTAGAGACTTGGTAGGTGGAACCTACAGAGATAAAGAAACTAAGAAAAAGATCGGCTTAGCTAAGGGAGGATTAGCTAGCCGTAGAAACTAACATTAAAAATGTTAGAGATATCTTTCCATGTTATCAAAGTAAGCCCTGTCAAAGCCCCGCTGCCATTCTTTACCAGCCACTGACACTGGATCATATTGATTTACAATCCAGCCGTGTCTAAAGGCTTTATAGCCCTGTTCAAATTGAATGCGTAGTGGAGCAGAACGCTCTGGTTTATAATTCATGGTTTCTCTTTCAACATAGAAATCTTTAGATTATAGCAGTCACTCTTCACTGTGTATCCATTGCTATCATCTACTTGTCCTTTCTTCATGAACACAGCATCTTCCATATATTGCTGCTTGTCATACACCCCTAAATACCAACCAACAGAGAAGTTGTTCTTCACCCTAACAAAGCAATAGTAGTCACACTTTTGCTTTGTATTCAGGGCAGCAATGGAACAGTCATATGTATCCAAGGGTTTAACACTAGTCTGCTTGGTCTTAACATCCACTGTTTTACCGCTGTCTAAAACTAAGTCATAGTCATAGGTGTTATCTAGTTTACCGCCCAACACTTGCTGAGCTATAGCTTCACCAATAAATCCAGCAATATTACCAGCCCCATTCATAATGGAGTTGTAAAGTCTTCCCATCTCTACAGCTTTATCTCTAGCTTCTACAAGCATAGTGGGTGTTACAACAATTTCAATCATTAGTTCTAACCATCTTTCCTATCTCATCAAACTCACCCATGTAAATACTAATGAAGGGGAGTTTAATTAATATACCGCAATAGGAAAATAGTTTATCATAAGGTCCACCATCGTCAATGATGTGGCATATGTTCTCATTATATTCAATATCAAGCCCAATGCCTTGTCTAAATTCTACAACTATCATGCTGCTTTCCCCCATACATCATCCCATGTACCTGTTTGAGCGCCCTTGCTGTAGTCTGTTACACGTTGTTCAAAGAAGTTGGTGTGACTAACACCAAGCATACCATCCACCCACGGCAGAGGATTCTTCTTAATCTTATAGATGCCTTTCATCCCCATAGAGATGAGTCTACGATCTGCAATATATCGTATATACTGTTTCACTTCTTCTTTCGTGAGCTTCTCGACTTCAACCATGCTAAATGCCAGATCCACAAATTGATCTTCAAGACCAACCATTTGATCTGCAATTTCCTTAATACGATCCGAAGTTGTCTCATCTTTGTGATGTTTAACATATTCACGATACACCTTAATCATGCCTTCAGCATGCTGAGTTTCGTCCACAATAGACCAAGCAATGATTTGGCCCAACCCTTTAAGTTTACCATTCCTTGCAAAGTTTAACAACATAACAAAGCTAGAAAATAGCTGCATGCCTTCACCAAAAGCAGAAATGGCAGCAATCTTCTCAGCCATTGGTGCTTCATTCAAGTTGTTAATGTAGTCGTGCTTCTCCACCATTTCTTTATATTGGAGAAACTCATTGTATGTAGACTCTGGTAAGCCTAATGTTTCAATGAGGTGGGCATAGGCGGCTACATGCAAGGCTTCTCTACTAGCAAACCCACTCATCATCATTCTTACTTCCGGCTGTTTAAATATTGGAATGTAATGGTCATGATAACCACTGCCAATGTCTAAGTCACCCTGTACAAAGAAGCGTAATATCTTTGTTAAAAACTCTTGCTCTTCTTTACTTAGCTTCTTATAGTCTTTAACATCCTCAGACATAGAAACTTCTGTATGAAGCCAATGACTTTGCTCATGCTGCAGCCAAGCATCATATGCCCAAGGATATTTAAAGGGTTTAAATGTTGTGCGCTCTTGCGTAATATCTTCTTTAGTCTTTACCATTACCAATGTCTCCAAGTGTTTGCAATGATGTGAATGCAAGTGACCATTTCGACCACCCGCATTCCCCAATATAAAAGCTTTTTACTCACAGGCCAAACAAGTTTCGCCCTCTGCCACCTGCTTCAAATCAATATCATCTTCAATCTTTTGACGTTTGATTTGAGCGCCCACCTTATCTGCTTTTCTTACCTTCTCTGAGCGAAGATAGTATAAGCTTTTTAGCCCACTCTTCCAAGCAAGGAAATGAATGGCATGCAGATATTTAATGGATACATTAGCAGGAAAGAATAGGTTAATGCTCTGCCCTTGATCAATATATTTCTGACGATCTGCTGCAAGTTCAACCAACCAACGCTGATCAATTTCCATAGCAGTCTTAAACACTTCCTTCAATTGCTCAGGAATGTCTAGGTGCTGTACAGATCCTTCATTGCTGATAATGGATGCCCATGTGTCATCATCATCCATGTCCAACTCAGCAAGCTTTGCTTTCAAGAACCTATTCTTATAGACGAACGCTCCACTAAGTGTATCTTGTCTAAATACATTCGCTCTGTACGGCTCAACTGAAGGGCTAGTATTGCCCATGATAAGGCTGCTACTGGCATTAGGAGCAATAGCAGTGTGATGACTAAACCTTCTACTAACATTATGGTGACCAGCATCGATGCAACTCCCACGCTGCCTATCCAAGACAGCATCAGCCCGTAAACACGAAGCATGTATATGCTTAAATATTTCATTGTTATAACTTTTAGCCATCACTCCATCGATAGCTATACCTTTCTTTTGTAAAAAAGCATGGAAGCCTAGCGCACCTACGCCAATGCTACGTTCCATTAATGCACTGTATTTAGCTCTAGCAATTGTTGGTGGTGCTTTATCAATAAAATATTGCAACACATTATCTAGCATTTCCATAACATCTAGAATGAATTGGTTATCATTTTTCCACTCATCATAGTATTCTAAGTTGAGAGAAGACAGACAACAAACTGCTGTTCGCTTTTCATTTGTTGGCAAGAAGATTTCTGTACACAAATTGCTACCATTAATTTTTAATCCCTTATCTTTCAACCATATAGGCAAAGCCTTATTAGCTGTATCAATGAAGACTAAGTATGGCTCACCAGTTTGCATACGAAGGTCCAGTATTTTCTGCCACAAATACTTAGCAGACACTGTCTCAACAACCTCTTTAGTAGCTGGGTTTCTTAATGAAAAACTATCATCAAAGTCTGGATCTTTCATGGCATTCTCAATGATGGTCATAAATTCATCAGTGATGTTAATGCCATGATGCAGATTTAATGTGCGTACATTCTGATCACCAGTAGGCTTACGCATCTCCAAGAACTGGATGATGTCTGGGTGGTGAATGTCTAGATAGGCAGCATAGCTGCCCCGTCTTGTACGTCCTTGACGGTAGGCCAATGAGCTAGCATCGTAGATCTTAAGGTGGGGCATAACACCAGTAGACTTGTCATCACTATTGCGGATACCCACATGCACACCGACACCACCACCATACATGGATAACCAGTTAGTTTCTGATAGGTTATCAACCAATCCTTCTGCACTGTCATCCATATAATTAAGGAAGCAGCTAATAGGGAGTCCACGCTTAGAGCGACCAAAAGATAAAATAGGCGTAGAGTAACTAAGCCAGTGCTTGCTGCTGTAGTCATATAGTCTTTGAGCGTGTTCTTGGTTTGAAGCAAATGATTCTGATACATAAGCAAATCTTTCTTGAGGACTATCTTCTTCCTCTTTCATATAACTTTCTCGGAGTCTCTGGATACCTAATTCATCAAACAAACTATCCCTAGACAGGTCAATGTTGACCTTAAACTTTGTCATAAATATTCCTAACAGGCGGTAAAAAAAGGAGCCGAAGCTCCTAAAGGAAAGGTAGTTATACCTCAGTCTATATCAAGGTCATCACTATATTTTTCACCCTCAGTAATGGAATTCTTTAGTGCTGTAATTATGGCAAAGTTTAATAATATTGTTTTCTCTTCCGCTGTCAAATCAAATAGGTAGGTTGCACTACCATCTTCATGTTCTTTTACCAGTTCAACATTCATTTCTTTTTCCTTTTTTCTTTCTCTTGCTCTGTCTTTATTTTGTGACAGGGTTTGCATAACACTTGTAGATTTTCTATCTCACAAAAGATACGATCAATGAACAAGTCCCAACTAACAAAGCCTTCTGTTGGTGATACTACTGGTAGTATATGATCTACCTGCACATCAGCAGCAACAAAATGCTTCTTACACTTTGCACATTTGTAATGCATAGCTAGCTTGCCCGTCTTCTTGTTAGTCTTCCTGCCAACAAAAGCTTCTTTCAAAGCTTTGAATTTAGGAGGCCAACGTCTAGACGCAGCACGAAGAGCAGAGGTGACAAAGCTCCTGAACCTAGAGTCAGTCCACTCGCCACCGTTTCTTTTCTTATCTACCAATTGCTGTATCTACTAAATGAGACATGTCAGCAGCATCGTAATGCATAAATAAATCTCTAACTATTGCAACAGCTTCGTCAATATCTAGAGTGACAAACTCACAAATAAATTCATCATACTCTGATTCACAAACATGTTCAATAACATAGCCGTTAGTTACTTCTCTAATTGTTACAGAATTGACTTTCATTCTAGTCCTTCAATATCTACGAAACAAAAGATTACATCTTCTGCATCCATTCTCTCCAACGAAGCAGTTAAGTTTTCAGTGATGGCTTCACTCAGCACTTCTTCATTTAGATAGACATTGGGTAGGTCTTCAGGTCTAAAGAAAACCTTTAATTGAATGTCAATAGATATCATAATTTTTCCAGTCGTTCTTCCACTAGCCGAGCATAGCCAATGATGTCATACCATGAGTCATGATACCACGGATCTCCATTAACAATGCGAGACATCTTGTTACAGATTAGATCAAAGCTTTCCTTCATATCGTCATCCATAGAATTCCATTCAGAGCCTGACCTAAGTGTGTCTTTTAATGCTTGAGAAACCCTTGATACATCTTCTTTGTAGTTGCCATATCTAGTGCCTCTCTGTTCCAACGTATCATCTATATTCATTGTATGCCCCCAATTGTCTTGGTATTAATAGTAAAGCTGCCATCATCAAAGCTATCATGATCTGAGTTATATGAAATATCTCCAACATCAGCAAACATCTTACCGCAATACTCAACAAGTTTGTTAGCTAGTTTATCATCTTCTTCCATGTGTGGAATTACTGATGCTAATATCGTAGCCATACCAATCAAATTGTTTACATCATCTTCACTGATAGTGATTGGACCAAAGCCACTGACTAACACCTGAAAGTTGTTTTGATATATACCATCCACAATAGTAGGACGTAAGATTAGTGCAATGTCATTTGGCTTTAAGCTTGTGGAGGAGTCCATATCTGTCCTTCATATCTTCGTAAGAAAAGAAGCTGAGCATTCTCTAACACACGCTCAGCATCGCCTTCATAAGCTTCCAACACTTTGTTGTATAGCTCAAGTTCATCTGTTGTGTCCCCAATTATCTTGGCTGCTTTCACTGGACCAACACGAAACAATCCTTTGATGTTATCAGCAGCATCACCTGTTAGCATCTGTGTATACAACTTAACCAAGCCCTGCTCTGGTGTAATGTAATAACCACTATGCTTTACAAAGTTGTAATGCCATCCACACACCTGATCTAAGTCTTTATCTAAAGAAACAATAACACAGTTGTCACCAAGCTTTGTAGCCTCTATAGCCACTGTGTCATCTGCTTCCTCACCCTCAGAGATAGAAGCTCCCCACTCCTTAACAAGATAACTTCTAAGGAAAGCTAGATGCTTTGGCTTAGGCTTGTCCACTCTGTTTCCTTTGTAAGGAACAGTGGTGGCTATCTCATATCGGAAGTTGTTCTTACCTGTGAGGTGCATGCTCCAACTATCCACGAAGCATTTGGGATAGATGTTATCAACACCACACATGAGGACATCAACAATTAAACGATCCAGTGTTCGCTGTGCCGTTGCTTCGTCTTCTTCCTCACATGCAGATGCTGCTCTGTATGCGAATATATCCGCATCAAAGATTGCTTTCATTAAGCAACTTCTTCAACCACCACTGGTACTGTATCAGCGGCTGCTGCTTCTGCTGCTTGTAGTTGTTCAGATCCCTGCTGTCGGATAACAGCAATGGTGTCTGTAACAGCTTCAAAAGGAAGCTTAGCAAGTGCTGCTAATACCAAATTCAATTGGTCCAATGTCAATGTGATATTCAAATTCATAATACGTCCTCATCGTTTGCATCAATACCGCTAGCAGCGGAATACTCTACCAAGTCTGTAATGACCAGCTTCTTTAATGAAGGGCTAATACCTTTTTTATTCTTGTAAGTCCAAGAATATGTAGATACCAACGCCTTACC